CTGCTGTACCGCCTAGTGGAGTAGGATTAGCAGTACCACCTTGTGGAGCTGGTTCTTCGGGTTTACCAGCCGGAGCAGGTGCTCCTGGTGCAGGGCCTGCTTTGCCAGCCGGTGGCTGTTGTCCATCACCTTGAGGAGGTTCATCTGCAGGCGGAGCACCTGCTTTAACGTTAGGGTCAACTAATCCACTCTGAATCGCACTATTCAAATTAGTACTTGCTCTGCCAATAAAATCTGATATGAATTTATCTTTAGCAATCTTATCTTGTACTGACAAGTTGCCTTCAGCCTTGCCTGTAATCCTATTACCTACTTGCTTCAGTGCGGCGGCACCATAGTCACCGACTACTTGATTTAGATTTAATTCATTCAGTTTCACAATTTTTCCTTAAAGATTTTGCAAATCTCGCTTTGTCCTTGCTTTTGATAGCACTTAACAGTTTCTTTTCTAGTAGTTGGGCTTGTTCCTCAGGATAGTGACGATTAATCATTTCAATTAAATTAATGGCACTACTGATGATATTATGAGCCCTACTCTCAATAACGTGAGTTGTATCACGGTTATTACCGAGTTCTTCTAGTTCCTGTAAAAGGGAGCGAGTTTGTTTTTGCATATAATTATCCTACATGTATTTATGCTATTATTAGATAATTATTTCTTTAGGGAATTGAGTAAAGATTTGAGTTTTGACCCCTGTACGTCAGCTACAATGCGTTTGTTGTCAGGTTCTAATATTTCTCCAGTCTTTTGATCTATGATAGGTTCAGTAGACATAAGTGTCGATTGGGGTTTTAATTGACTCATAATGTCATCGGGACTCGGAGATGGACGATATTTTGCTTGTTGGTCAGCATATCCATCTGGATCCTCATCAGTAATACGCATTGTTTCAATATTGTACTCTAAATCAACTTTTTGACCTACACCTGTTGAACTTCGTGACTTCATACATTGAATTTGATACTTACCACGTTCACGCATACTACGACTTGTAAAGATACCAAACACATTATCTGCTGTGTTAATCTTACTGATACCACCAGCAATGTGACTATGGTCAAATTCAATTTCTTCAACAGCACTACGATTTAACTGTGAAGCAGTAACCATTAATATACCTAAGTCTTTTGCTAAGTTACGCAATTCTTCACTAACATACTTGTCTTTAATAAACTGATCGTTAGGATTAACTTTAACAGACACAGGCATAACCAAATCAAGATAATCAATCATCACAAAGTCAACTTTGATACCAGTCTGGATCTGCACTTCTTTGATATAACTACGTATATCGTTTACGTTACTTTGTGCTGGTAATCCCTTAACACGATATTGTCCTGACTTCTTACTAGACATTCTAATTTTCAAATGTGCATCATCGATGTTCTTACGAATATCCCTAGTACTCATACTAGTCAACATAGCATCAGTACGCAAACTTGTAAGTTCTTCACTCAATTCAAGTGATATGTAAACACCACTCAGTCCCATTTGCAACCAGTTCAATGCAATGTTCATCATAACCAATGACTTACCTGAACCAGAGCCACCTGCAAAGATATTCAATTCACCACGACTGAAACCACCATACAATAGTTTATCAAGTTGTGGCCATCCTGTACTTTGTTGTCCACCTGCATTAAAGTATTTGTTGATGCGTGTCTTTGGGTCAAAAAAGTAATCTGTTCCCATGTCTCTTTGCAAACTAATTTGTACTGCGTCTTTGATTAATTTCTCAACGGGGCCAAAGTCACCCTTCTCTAATAAGTCAGCGGCTTTAAGAATTGCACGTTCTAATTCTTGTCGTTTTGTAAACTGTTCAAACTCCTGTAAGAACCACTCTGTATGCTTTTCACCAAACTCAGGAATCAATTCAATATCGATTCCTGTTGTTGCTTTAATTTGTGTTTGATCTGGCAACATACTATATTTGCCACAATACTCTTTAATAAACTCCGCGGCTGGTCTAATTGATTTATCAAAATTATCTGCATTCATAATGTTCATCACACGGGTATATAATTCCCCATTGGTTAACATCATTTGTAAAAACAACTTTTGTACTTCTACTTTATTATAATCTACTTGCAATTTTCTTCCTCTGCATTTCTATTTTTATTTTACTGTTTGTGGCCGACTGAAGTATACTCAATAGAGTTGGTAGCTTACCATACCTTATTACTGCATCATTAACGTCTTTGATATCGGCTTCCCAGACTGGTAAGCTAACTTGATATCCTAACTCTAATGCCCTATCGCACATTTTAAGTCCTGTCTTATCTCTATCTGGAACGACAATGATTTGTTTGTTTAGTGTACTTAATAATAGTGCTTGGTCGCTATTAATTTCATCATGCATTACTGCGACACCATCAATGCTTAATGCATCAAAGATACCTTCAGTCACAATACACACTTGCCAATCAGGCTTCTGCATATCAATGTTAAAAACATACCCGGCTTGTTGCTCATTTAAGTACTTGGGTATTTTGTTGTCTAAGAATCTACTTGTATGTCCTACAATCTTGTTCTTATATGTGTAAGGAATAATGACTCTGTTAGCCATTCTACCTTTTTCTGATGGGGTAATTAGAAAGGGATATTCTGTAGTACTTATACCCCTTGCTTGCACATAATCTGAATATACTTTGTGTAACGGGTTGGTTGAATCTAATATTTCACCATTAGGTAATTTGTGGTCATTGAATTTAATCTTTACTTTCTTTTTAGGCTGAGTAAAATCTAACAAATCTTTATGTTGTAAACTTTCTAAACTCCATCGTTGAATTTCAATATCATCAATGCCACACCACTTTAATAAACTCTGTGTTTTATAACTTATTGGCTTACCTAATATGAAATTACACTTGTAACTACAATTGAAACAATGCATTGACCAGTTACTGCCATCAAACTTGATACCACCACGCATTCTACGATCGGCTTTATGACCAAAGTGGCTACAGCAAATAGCATTGAAACTTGTCCAACCACTGCTTGTATTTTTCTTTTTGCCTGGAATTATTGATAGGATATCAAACATTTATGTAGTATAACACAAACGTATACAGTAAATCAACAGTTGTGGTCAATTATCTGGTTAATATGTTAGCCACTGCGCCCGAGTTACTAGTGAACGACATTCTAACAAATGGGTGAAAGCCTTGAATTACATAACCAACTGTTTGAGTATTGTTTGCCACATCATCAGTTGTTGTAATATCATACCAATCTGCATCACCCAATGAACTACCTTGGATAACTGTGTTACCATAATATTCAATATATTCAGTTTGAATTGTTAGTATTGGGTTATCGTTAGTACTCAATACACTAGAATAGTATGTGAGGGTGTTACTACCGGAGTTACTTGTATTAGGGAACTGCTGTCCTGTGGGGATTGTTATTTCGTATGACGGTACAAAGTTAGGTAATACTGAATTAACAATGTTTAACACACCACGTGCTCCTGCATTTTGGTCTACAAATACAGGATAATCAAAGTCATTAACAGGAATCTCTAATGTGTAGTAGCACTTCTGTGCTTCAATGTTTTCCAAGTCTGCCGCATTTAATATCAAAGCACATATACCTGTAGCTGGCAATTGTAGTGTCAATGCTTTCTGTAGAAGGACCTGATTTCCTTCGTAGTTGAGTATTCTACAAGTAATAGATTTTCCTGTAATATCAACAGGTTTCTGTTCCTGATTCAGGAATTGGAATTGAAGTTGATTATCAACCCCTTTATGCAATGTTAGTGGTTTAGCGTAGACTGGCATATATCTCCTCGGTGAATAGCCTGACAATAGCACGACAATATTGCGCTGAAAGTAATAAAATACTGATGTTGAATACACAAATGTAGGCTCCTAATATTATATTTAGTCGAAAATATATTCTTTTATTAAATGGTTTTTTCCGATACTAAATATAATGACTTTTTAGTACAATGATACAAAACGAATTTTTCAAAAAACTTAGCGAAAATCACCCCTTCATAACAGTATGTTCATACGCCAACCAGGATTATGTTGGAATAGTGCAGAATCGTGATGAGATGGTGACTACAATCTATGATTATGGATCTATTATAGATACCGCAATTAAGGAAAAATTCCTAGAATTAGGTGAAATATGGTGGTGGGAAAGCAATAGACTTATACCTATCAATCTATTTTTAAAGCAAGAGTGGGCTATGTTTAAGCCCTATATACGAACATTCAACAACAAAAGTCTAGTTGTAATACACGGTCCAGTGTGTAGTATGGCTGAATTAAGTAAACGTAGAAGTAAACGCCGCAGTATTACTCTTGTCAAGCGTCTCTCCTAACAAATTCATGTGTACCACGACTAAGTTTGCGTAAGCAATAGCGTGAGCCTTCTTAAACACATATCCATCAGTTCCTTTATCCCACACAGTTTTAGCAACTTCTGACCATTTCTCTCCGATCAAATGTTTTTTACCGGGACGAATAACAGCTAGAAACATAGCTAATCTTGTAATACTATCTACCGGTTCCGGCATCTTCTGTAGATTATAGTACTGATTGTTCAAATGAATCAATTGTTCTACGAACTTACTATCAGTTAATTTAGACCAATTAGGTTCTCGCATCAATTCTATTAAATGCCTTTCATCACGAACCTTCTCATACACATGAACATTTAACAAGTCTAGTTTAAAATAACCACGCTTATCTGCTATTGTATAATCAATGCTTGCAATATCATTGATAGGGTCGTATGGTATGTCAGTTACATATATACCGGTAGCATGATTGCGTATGGGTTTAACATTACGCATAGCCGCACGTGTATGTTGAATGACTTTTAATAATTCATCACGATTACCAAAGTCAATATCAATGTCTGAATCTATTCTCATTTTGGTGGTGCTACTAGTTCTGCTTTAATAAGTTTAGTATACGCTTTTTGTACAACGATTGCTTGTCTTTCGGCATCTTCTACCGCTTTGTGACTTGTACTATGCCCGCCATCTTTAAGACTGACACCTGTTACTTCATACAGTGTTCGTGTATCTCTGACTGTGTAGAAGGGCCAAGGAATAGGATTAGGCTTGTCGCTTGTTTGTCTCCAAGCATGTTCCATTACAACACAGTCAAAGCTAGCACCGTTACTCCAAACAGCACGACGGTTCCAACAAAACTTATAAAGTATCTCCATGCATTCGCTAAATGGTGTACGTCCCCTGTCTCCCAATGCTTCTTCAAGTGCCTCAGGACTCTGCTCACTCCACCAACGTAATGTATCTTCATTAATACTTCTTCCATAAATTTCTGTTTGATCCTCAACTGTAGGTCGTAGTTCTAATCGTTCTACTACACCACTACCCTTAGGATCAAATCGTACGGCACCAATAGTTAGTATAACACAATTAGGTGTTGTATCTAAACTCTCAATGTCAATCATTATATCATTTGCCATATTATGCCTGTAACGTTTTCCAAATATATTTCTTTTCTAGGTAATCTTGTAATTTATTTGCTTCATCTTTGCTATTAAATGCTACACCTTTAATTTCATACATATCTTCTAGGTACCTAGCGTAGTCACCATTAACATCTTGCGCCCAAGTGTTTAAGTTAATCCACATAATATCAACTTCATCACTCATAAGTAATATGCCTATGCCAACTTCATTGCAACCTATATCCTTGAATAAAAGGTCAAGTAATTTTTTCTTAGTATCAAATTGTCTAATGCTATCCCATTTAGGCCATGATACTAGAAATTTACCATCTT